TCATTGCGCCAGCCCCTGCATCAGCGCCCCGTGCTTTCGAATGCTACGAACGGCTTCACGAAGTTTTTCCAGGTTGGCCAGCTTCGCTTTTGTGCGGCGAATTTCATTTGAGATACCGCGGACCGTAGGGATCAGCAGATCATCAGGACGGCTGACGAAAGCGGGGATTTCCTCGACAATTTCAGTGACAGATTTTCCTAGTACTGGTGGAGTTGATGTCTCCTGTTCCCGTGGTGCAGAGCTTTTGTTTTTCACTGATGCAGTGGCCGGCACCGAATAAACAAACTTGCTGCCCACTTTTTCGCGGATAATCCGCCCTTTTGTCATATGGTGGGTCAGCATTGGCGCCACACGTTTGGATTCAATACCTGCCAGTGTTGCCAGTTCAAGGGATGTCTGTGGCCCATGTTCCGCCAGTAATGCGATGACGTCTCTGACTGATACACTTGCCGGCGCTTTGCTGACAGAACTGATCACTTCAGGCTGTGATTTAACTTCCCCGGTGGCAACTTTCCAGTACCCGTTAGCCTGAACAACCTCATTACGCTCTTCGTGCTCACGCAGCATCCCAATCACCGCCGCAGGCTCGATTTTCATGCGCGCCGCAATTTCACGGGCAGTTGCTTTTTCCATCGCTTTCAGTACGTCTAAAATGGTTTCCATAAAATTCTCCAGATTAAATTAAGCCAGCCGCTTTACGGCGTTTGTATTCTTCAAGCAGCTGCTGCGCGGGTGTCGGTCCTGCCGGATGGCGCGGCGCCGCAATCTGTTTTCTTACCGGAGGGATCGGCTTGCCATCCTCCAGGTGTTTTTCCCACTTCGCCAGTTGGTCCGCTGCCAGCCTCTCCAGCTCGGGTTGGGTCATTTGTCGCTCAACACCAGTTCGGCGAAGTTCAGTGCAAATCTGGTACAGGACCGGATTGCATTCGCGGTCAATGAAATATTCCTCTGTGCTGGCATAACGGTAAGATTCGTTGCGCCAGTTCCTGTATTCCGCCATAACGTCCGAAACCTTCAGTCCAAGCTTGCCGCCGTCACAGTCAGCCACCAGCGTCACGAACTCGGCCAGGTCAGGTGGCCATGAATTACCCGCCGCACAGCGAGCAACCATCGCGTTACAGACGCTCGTCATCCGGTCGCTGGTCAAATTCCCAATCTGAGCAATCCATAGGTCCGACGGAGCCGATCCGTTTTTGGTTTCCCACCGGCTGGAGTAAATTTCCAGCATGAGAACCCAGAACTTCCACGCCTTCTCCTCGAGCGCGGAGTTGTGCAGCGCGTGCTGCGCGTGCTCGCTGTACAGCTGCGTTTGCTGTGGAGTTTGGATCCAGTCCTGCATGTGAGTTACCTCGCGGTTTAGTTGGTTTGGCCTGTTGCAGGTGGCGGGCAAATTTCTGCTCCCACTGCGACTGGTAAAAAACTTTGCTCTCTGGCTGCCAGTAGGCAATAAAGCTGTTCAGCTCGGCTCTGAGGTTCAGTCCATCCGGGATCGTTATGCCCCAGAATCCAACACGCTGGCGAAAGTCAGCCGACGGTTTCCAGTCAATGGTCATTGGGACCTTCCCAAATGACTCTCCGGCGGGAAAATTCATACCAGGTTGCCCAGGATATTCAGGAACCGGGTTGTTATTAACTGGTTCGACCTCCTCCCCTCGCGTGTTATGTGTGGGGTTTAATGACGGATCAGGTTTTAATGACGGATCGGGGTCAGTTTTTGGGGGGGTTAAATCGCTGTTTTCACCAATTTTTGGCCCCTCAATTTTTGACGGGTCAAAATCTACCCCCTTATTCTCTCCTTTTAAGGGGTCATTATTTGACGGGTCAAAAATTGACTCCTTATCTTCCTGTCCAGCTGGCAGACAACGGGAACCTTTCTTTTTGGCTCTCTCTTCCCGTATTTTTCTACGCCCCTCTGCCGCCGCTTCTTCGAGTTTTGCGATATCAATCTGATAAACATTTGTCAGATTTCTGCCACCCAGCTTGCGCTCTGTTTTTTTAATCCAGCCGCCCTTAATAAGCTCAGCTAACGCGGTTTTTATTGTCGTATCGCTTTTAGCACCGATCTCAATCCTGAGCGTCTCAATCGCTGGCCACGATACGCCGTCAGCATTGCTGTAATCAGCCAAGCGGGCCATAAGCGCAACGCGGGAAATTCCCAATCCAGCAGGAGCGCATCCCTCCCATACAAGACCGTGTAATTTGCTGCTCACGACTGCACCTTTCTAAATTTCAAATCAAACTCTCTGCGGCTGGTCTCGCAGATGTCCTGATAACCTTCGTATCGGTACATGACCCGAAGATGAGAAACTCTCATTACCGTCACCATGCGTCCGCGTTCGTTGCGGTATTTCATCCCCGGAATCAGTTCAGCGCTGCGATCGACTGTCTCCGTCGGTAATCTGTGCTTCATCGCATTCTTCATGCGGTCTACTAATTCCTGGGCAAGCATGGGAGCCTCCTGTTACGCCGCGCGCGGACCAATATGGTTAAACTGGATGGTGACGCCGGGAACGAGATCGGCCAGGGCCTGAATTGCCTCTGCAGTTTCTTTGCGGATTACCTGCATGGGCTTACCAGTCAGCACCGCGCTGGTCGCCTCGATACACTCGCGGTTAGCAATGGCCACCAGGTTATGTAAGTCATGCTGACCTGCCAGCTCTGCATCCATCGCAGCTCTGATTGCTGGCGCCAGCGCAGCTGCCTGACCACGATAATTCGGCGTGTCATTTCGAAATGCCCGTTGGATGATCTGCGTGTTGTTATGCAGGCATCGCGCATACTCTGACGGGTCAACGATATCCGCCAGGCTGTCCAGCAAATCACCGTAGTGATGCGCTGTAATCAGCGGGACTATCTTTTTCCAGCCCCCTTTCCTGCCATCCTTCATCGCCCACTCTTCCAGCTCGATAGCCAGCAATTTAATCTCGTTGATTTTCATCAATCAGATTCCTTCTTGGTTGTGCAGGTATTCTGTTTTCCAAGGCGTTTGGCCTGGCGGTAACGGTCATAAACGTCTTTGTTGTAGATGAGTACGCCACCCGAGGCTTCCTCCAGGCGGCGGGCCCGACCTTCGGGAACAAGAGTTCCCCATTTGTAAAGAGACTGAAGTTCAACACCGGCGGCTTTCGCGAGTTTTGTTTTGGTGTCAAAAAAAGCAAGTGCTTCACATGTGAGCATGTGACCTCCATTTTGTTAGATATATCTAACACTAGCTTGCGCGGGATATCTAAGTCAATAAAATTTAGAATTGTCTAACTATGAAAAATTTAAACAGCCTTGGACAAAGAGCTCTTGCCAGACGTAAAGAGCTCAAGCTGACTCAGCGTGAGGCAGCCAAACTTGCTGGTGTTGCGCACGTGACCATTTCGCAATGGGAGCGTGATGAAACGCAACCTGTCGGCACTCGTCTGTTTTCGCTCGCAAAAGCCCTATCATGTACACCGACTTGGCTGTTGTTTGGAGATGAACAGCAAAATCCTGTCCCTGCCAATGAATTACCATCCACCACTCAGTTGACTGACAAGCATCGGGAGTTGATAGATCTCTTTGATTCTTTGCCTGAATCAGAGCAAGAAGCCCAGCTTCAGGAAATGCGAGCGAGAGTGCAGAACTTTAATAAATTGTTCGAAGAGCTTCTCCAAGCCAGACAACGCCAAACCAAAAAATAATTTACTATTTATCAGTAAGTTAATTTAAATTCGCTCATTTTGTTAGTTTTATCTAACAAAATATCTTGCCTATTCCGTTAGACATATCTAATCTAAATCCCATCAAGTAACCACACGCAGTGATTACTCAGAATCAAAATGTTCCGCTTACCCTGGCGATACAGGGGAAAACCAAGCAGTCGCCAGTAGCGAAAGAATGACTAGAGAATTAGTAGAGTCATAATGACGGGAGGTATACGTGACAGATAAAAACATGGCGTCACTACTGCTAAATGTTGACGCCAGCGAGGTACTTATTCAGACCGGGGAATTACTGAAGTTACTTGAACTTCCAGCCAGTTCCTTTGAGGGAATTTCTGAACATGTCGTCGAGCTGTTTTTTAACCGTGTCCGTGGCCTGATTGACAACATCGTCTTTAGTGATTTCGCGACCGCAGTCAGCACAACTGACACCGGTGAAGTTTGTCTCAAAGTCAAAATCATCGGGCTGATTGAACATCTCACTTCCACAGTCAGGGCACACGGTACGCATGGTTTGCATGAATATATCCTTTCTACTGTTGAGGAGATTAAAGATTAACCGAATCCTGACTGTTGGGGAATAGCAGGATCCACCGCGCCTGATGTGGTTAAAAGCAGGCCAAAGCAATAACAAGTAGAACCCGTTCTGGCGGCCCGGTGTTTTCCCGTATGTATCCGGCCACCGCCAGCTTTTTCAGGGAACAACATGCAAGCGCACTCCTTCACTTACCAGTTGGGCGACAGGTATGAAACAGGCGGAGTGCGCTTGCAGATGTGATTAATTGCTGTGTGTGCCGCGTGGTCTTTGCCCATCTTCCACGATGGGCACCTTTTTTACCGGAGGGTTTATGAAAAATTCACAGCCAGTTATACCGGACGGGGATCCTGATGTGGAAAGCTCAGTTAATAATTTTATATACCAGTTAAGCGTTCCTGCTTTTCGCGACCGCCTTACAGCTGAACTCGAGGCACTGTACGAACAACAGAAGGAAGCTCTCGATCACACAGAATCTTTACTCAGGATGGTGCGTGCCAATGGTTAAATTTACCAGCGAAGATATTGCCCAACGTACAGCTGAAGCTGAATATAAAAAAGCTGTGGCTGATATAACCGGTGTTCAAAAATACAAAGATGAGGCGGTGCTGGATATGTGCTTCATCAAAGTAATGACAAAAATAGTTAACGACCAGAGGGTTAATATTAGCGAATTTTTACGCTGAACTTTTATTTCCCCCCTTTGATAACTTCAAACAATTAAGAGAGTTTTTATTTATGCCTTAACTGGCAGGGCTAACTATATCCATCAATGATGGCCCTGTCATAACCAGCCATGCAGGGAGGGAAAGTGACGCTTGAGTGCTGTCCGTATTGCAAAAAATGGAGTTCTGATGACTCCATGTATAAATCAACTAAAAGAATGAACAAGAGAGTGGTCACTGCTTATTTCTGTAGCCTTGAGCATGCTATCTCCTACAAACAAATTCATGAACCACGGCGCTGTAATTTAAGCAGAAGCAATGCACGCCATTCACATAAATATTATTGAGGCTATTATGACAATTGAATTAAAAAAATTTGGCGGGAGATTCGAACCGAAAAAAAGCGCGCTTGAAAAAGATAGTGCGCTTCCGGTTTATGTTGCTTTTAAACAATCTAAAAATAAAACAATAGCAAAAACATTACTGCATGCGGATTTTATACAGTTCGCACCAGATTATGCTGATGATTATTTTGCTCCCAAGGTATGGGAAGTAGAGGAAGGAATGTTCTGCACTGTTGAAGGGCAGTTCTACACCGACCTCTTCACTGGTGAAATTGTCTGGAATGCTGAGAAAGGAGAACCAGGGCGCGTCATAGTTGAGCCAGAGCTTGCAGGCAATAATGAACAACTTCATATTGCCGCGCCAGAAGAAAAAATGAAGGCAGTGAAAGAGCTGGATGTGCTGGCCCGCGCATACTGCCTCGCGGTATTTGGTGCCATTAATGAAATCACCCCTTCTCAGTATGGCCAGTTAATCGACATGCTGAATGATGATGAATTTAACTCTTTACGTGAACAAGCGGAGGCTATCGCCAAAGAGCCCCGCGTTCTTGCCCTGCTTCCTGAGAAACAGACCGAATGCCTGGCCTGGGTGCGTCACAAGGCGCGCGGCAATGCGAAATGGCCAGACTATAAGAACCTGTTTACCAAATGGCTGGACACTCCAGCGGATAAACGTGAGCCAGTAAAACTCAAAGCTGGCGAACCTGAAACCGGAGACGAAACACACACCGAATCTGGCTGTACACTCGGCGGCGGTAACCCAACCGATCGCGTTCTTCCTCATACGCTGGCAACCCTGCGCCGTGAGGTCTGCATTGGTATTCTGGGTATTGCTATGGATTTCGACATCTACGAACTGCCACATGCTGTTCATGAGCGCGCTCAAAAAATGGAAGAAACTGGCACCGATGAGCGTTTTACCGCGTGGTGGAAACAGTTACGCCGCACGCCCGGTATTCTGGATTTTTCCCGCGCAGCAATTATTGCCCTAATTAAATCCTCTCCGGAGGATATTTACCGCGACCCTATCAAACTGCGCGAGTACATCAATAAAAACCTGATTGAGTCAAATCACGCCAATCCGGATCCTCTGATTGTTGATATCGCCTGCGGCCGTACATCCGCCCCGCTGCCACAAAAAAATAATGAGGTGGTCCTCAATGATCAAACCGAACAGACTTTACAGGACAAAACTGAATTACCAGCAGTCTGCCCGGCTCGCGCTGCGGAACTCGACAGAGAGCTGGAGGCGGCATTTGCCAATAGCGCCTCAAATGAAGGCGGAAAAACGGAAGTGACCGAGCAGGAAGACGATCGGTTGCCGATGGATGCCCGCGAAATTGAGATTGCTCACGCGCTGAACGACCTGCTTTCCGGACGTACTGACATTATGGGTAAAGAAGAAGCGGAAGGCGTAGTTACCTGCACCGGCCACCTCATCGCTGAAGTAACCCCGCTGCTGATCATAGATATCGCCACCACTGAATTTTGTCTGTCGCCCAATTTTAGCGATGAAGAAATTCACGATGTTGCAACGACAATTCTTGATGGCTGGACTGATGATGCCGCTGTGCGCCAGAAAATCGCCCTCGATGCGATCGTGGAATATCGCCGCCCGGAACCACCAAAAGCGGTGGTGATCGATCCGCCCGTTGTTACCGTTAAGCCGAAAAAGGAACCCGAACCAACTCCAGTATCAAATCCCGAACCGATAACCCTCACTTACCGCCAGCAGTTGACGCTCGCAGCTCTGCAGGGGATGTGTGCAAACCCGGCATACCGAGGCGATTTTGATGAATTGCCACACATGGCTGCAGCGCTTGCCGCCGGGGTGATAAGCGCGGAGGAAGGCCAGTGAGCATAGCCAAAGAATCGATCGCCGTTAGCCGATTCAGTGAGTTTCCGGACACGCTTGTTACTCTCGAGTTATGTCGCGTTTTTGCCCAGAGAGAAAAACGCCGCGTCGGAGAATCATTGCGGGCGTGTGCCCGCATATTGCAGAAAAAGGTTCAACATGAACGCTTGCGCGAAACTCTGGAAACGATGAGCAAAAGCCAGTTCCCAGAAACACAAATAGCCCGCATCCGCGATTGTATCCGCAGGATGGAAACGGTCCTTGATCGGAGTATGCCGCGTGCGCCTGATAAATCGAAGTAAAAAAGATCCTGTATTCGGACAAGCTTGTTCAACTGCCTTAAAGGCGCATGTTGAAAAGTTTGGTGAACATGGCAAGCAATACACTCAGACCATGTACACAGTACTTATTAACGGAAAAAAAGTAACTGTCGAGGTTATCACCCGCCGACGCAGTTATGTAGCAACTGCAATGACCGGTGTTCGACACCTGCGAAGGCTTCCCGGCATTACTGATTTTTGATAATCAACCTGCGCCAGCTGTTGCGCGTATCGTAATAGCTGGCTATCGCGAGTGATGGCTATGAGTGAACAATTTCTGATACCGCTGACGGAATGGAAAACTGGTCGCTTTGGTTTTTCTATAACGAATACCACTCTGGTGAAGTACGGCAAGCTGGGATACATAAACCCAAAGCCTGAAAAAATTTGCGGTCGCTGGTGCGTTGATCGCAATGCCGTGTATGTCGGCCCAGGTGCTGTCGGCGTGGCGCCAGAAATTCACGATGACGATGATGATGCGTTAAAGGAGATACTGGACCATGTCGCCAAGGCCACGAAAAAATAGCATATCGATTCCCGGGCTTTACGCCAGATTTGACCGTCGCACTGATAAGACTTACTACCAGTATAAAAATCCAGTAACCGGAAAATTCCACGGGCTTGGTACCGATAAAATCAAAGCAGAAAAGATAGCGTCCACTGCCAATCAGCGACTTGCAGCAGCTGAGGCTGATTATTTCCTGAAGAAAATAGATGAAAGACCATCATCAAATAGGGCTCGTGGAATTAGTTTAAAGGCGTGGATTGTTCGCTATGAAAAAGTACAGCATACCCGTGTAGATAACGGTGATTTGTCAGAAACCCGACTCAAAGAAAAAATGAGAATGGCTAATCTTTTGGTTGGCCGACTTGGCAATCATCCGTTGCGTAGTCTGGAAGTCAGGGATTTCTCCCTGATACTTGAAGAATGGCTGGATAAGGGACAGACCAGCACTGCCTTAAATAACCGCGTGGTATGGGTTGATATTTATCGCGAAGCGCAACATGCAGGCGAAGTTCCACCTGGCTGGAATCCTCCGGAGGCGACACGCAAACCTGTACCGAAAGTATCCCGCGCTCGGCTTAGCATCGAGGACTGGAGAGCCATATTCAATGCTACTCCTGAAGGGCATTACAACAGAAACGCCATGCTTCTCGCCCTGGTTACCGGTCAGCGAAGAGAGGATATTGTCAGAATGAAATTCTCCGACGTGTGGGACGGTCATTTGCATGTTATTCAGGGTAAAACTGATATGCGCCTGGCGCTACCCCTGTCACTTCATTGCGATGCCGTGGGCATGACACTCAAAGAGGTCATTGCCGGTTGTCGCGACAGGATTGTTAGCCCCTACCTGGTTCACAGCCGGCTGCAGAAAAAAGGCCAGCCAATGAGCAAAGACAACCTGTCAGATTATTTTGCGGATGCCCGGGTTCTGGCAGGAGTTAAGCCACCAGCCGGGAAAACGCCAACAACATTCCACGAACAGCGCTCGCTGGCGGAACGCCTGTACCGCGCGCAAGGGATCGACACTAAAACGCTGCTGGGCCATAAAGTGCAGGCAACAACAGATCGCTATAACGACACTCGCGGCCAGGAATGGGTAAAGCTGGTCATTTAA